CCAGCAATTGAAATAACTTCATTGTTTATGTTAACTAGATTGATAAATGTTTCATTAATATTAAATTTAATGTTTGTTCTAATTGGAGATGGTGGATGTGGTGTCATTCCAGATAGTTTGTTATTAATAATATCTAATTTATTTTCATATTTATCAATTAGATTGTTATTAACACCAACTCGATAACCAATATTTTCTGGAGTAGTCAAAGCTGCTTTCTGATTAGCAATTTCAGATTCACTTATATAATATGGTTCTATTTCTGATCCAGCAATTGAAATAACTTCATTGTTTATGTTAACTAGATTGATAAATGTTTCATTAATATTAAATTTAATGTTTGTCAAAAATTCTTCATCTGTAGGCAATGGTATTGTGCTTAACTTATGATTTATATAATCAATAGTTTTTTGATACTTTGTTATTTCATTTGAATACTTGTTAGAAAGTATTGTTGATATTTCAGAATCTGTAAACAGACTATTATTATCAAATACCTTTGTTTGCAAGGTATTGCTGGTTACATAAAGTGGATAGTCTCCAACGCTTTGTGTTTGTAAAACTTTGTATTGTTTGTTATCGTAAGTTTTTCCGACCTGATTGACAGAAAATTTAATATTGGTGTATAGTTTTTCTGGAATTTTTCCAGTATTTGTTCCTACAAGTTCAAATGAACCGTTGCCTAAGTAATAATATTTTAAATCCGTTATCGCATTTCCAACTAATTCAAATTTACCTGCACCTTCATAATTTATGGCAATTATAGTCGATGCTTCACCTACAAGTTCAAACGAACCAGAACCGACATATGATTTCTTAGAAATACCAAGATTTAATATGTAATTAATATGCATTTTATATTAATCTTCCAATAATGGTTGAATAAAGATCTTGCGTAAATGCTGAATCATTTTTCATGGTAACTCTTATGTAAAGAGGACCACTGATGGCGATTGGTTGATAAAATGGAATTGTTAGTGTTGGGTTTGCTGAGGAAAAAAATCCAACAGCATAAGTACCTGATGCTGCTCCGGTTGAAGCAGCAGCGTATTCTACAATTACTTTGACAGGACCAGAAGATGCGCTAGCAATTATTTCTTTTAAATAAAATGTTTTTTCACTGGATATGTTATAGTACGAAACTACTGAACTTGTTGTAGAAGAAACATTTTCCGAAGTGCCGTAAGATGTTATTACATCGTCAGATATCTCTGTTTCTGTTGTAATAACAGGTGTTCCGCTGGCTAAGCCTTGTATGTTAAGATTGCCAGTTTCAACTAAAATTCTTCCACTAGCGACACTGGCGATTTTGTCGCTTGCTCCACCAGTGTAAGTATTATCAAATATTTGTACGCCGAAACCGGCAGTAACATTAGCCATGAATTCTCCTTATATTGAAATATATACTATTTCAACATAAGGATTTATTTAGTTAACGTATAATCGCAGAATTGTATACTCATTTGAGGGATTAATAAGTTTTTAATATTCAGGTTTACTTTAATTTTATTTCCAACATCTCCTTCCAAGAAGAATTTTTCAGCTGGTTCAGAAATAGTTTTTTGATCAATTATTTTTAATCCAGAACTTACAATAAATTTATTATAAGTCATAATCGGGGTTAGCACTTTTAATGTTGGGTAATTTTTCAAGTCGCATCCTAGCGCAATTAATTCTTCTTTTGTTAAAGCCAAGTGAGCATAAGATTTATTTACTTTAGTATAAGCATGTCCGCCATGTCTTCCTATAAAAGGATGACATCTCATTCTTGCTACGCCATTATCAGATAACAATAACCTTACCTTAGAAAGAAATTGTTCCGGTCTATCGTCTACAATATGGTCAATAACATCATAAATATATATCAAATCATATGGACCATTTTTTAGAACATCATCCCAAGATGTTGTAAATTTCATTTTATCGTTAGAATCAATTTGAAAATCATTTTTTATGTCATACCCAACAACTATTGCAGGATTATTCTCAGAAACAGCTTTAACTAAATGTCCATAACCAGCACCAAAATCTAAAATTCTCTTATTTTCAAACGAATAATTTGGGTAAAATATATCTCTTATGCCTCTAGCACGTTCCATCTTATCTTCATTGTTATTTTCATCACACATAAGATCAGGTGGTACAGCTGCAACCCATTGCGGATTGCTAATAAAATCTTCCAACTGCTTTTGAACATCAATTGCTTGCTGCTGAATAGTTTGCTGTACAATAGTTTGCTGCACAATAGAAACATTTTCATTTTTAAGATTCATAAAATTTTGGTCGTTTGGCAAACTATCTATCTTGACTTTAAGATCGTTTAATTTATCTTGTATGCTATTAACCAAATTAATTAAATCTATTTTCATAATACCTCAATAAATAAATTGTCTATAATTATTTAGTTAAAACATGAGAATAAAAAATAAAAAAACATACAAACTATCTAGAGGAAAATGTGTCTTATGTGGAGAAAATAATCTTGCCACATTAGACATACACAGAATACTAGAAGGTGAAAATAAAGGAAAATATGATCATGAAAATTGTGTTCTTTTGTGTAGCAATTGTCACAGAAAAGTTCATGCTGGTCAAATAAAGATTATAAGAAGACACAAAAGCTTAAGTTGGCGAGAATACATAGAAGTAGTAGAAGATGGTGTCACAAAACTAGTCGAATGCACATAGTCAATTGTCTACATAATAAAATTTTTATTGAATAATGGCACCGTTAATGAATTATCTTATCGAGTTGACTCTAACTAGCATTTAAATAAAAAAACGATTCTCATGGCATTATTCGTAGGTTAAACAACGCTTAAAATACTGCCAACAGTAATAAAGTTTGTAATTTCCACATACAGTGAGATAATTGGATAAATATATAATTTAAAATATTATGGATATATACTATTGGAGGTGATACCATGATGGATGCAATGTTTTGGTTCGGTTGTGGTTTAATCGTTGGATGGAACCTTCTTCCTCAGCCTATGTGGGTTAAGATGGTTTATGACATGATTGTTTCAAAAATTAAAAGTATGATTATTGGCTAAGCAAAAAAATGGTAAAGCAGGATATTAGTATCCTGCTTTACTTTATGAAATTCTAGTTAAAACGCATTGATTTCCGTTAACTTGTGAGTTATAATTTTTATTTGATAATAAAAATTCAGATATTGCTTTTTCCACACCGGGACAATATCTCCATTTATAATCATCAAACAATATTTTACCGTTTTCGCACATAATTTTTGAAAAACAGTCTAATGAAGATTTGGTCCCAAAATAAGTATCAGTATCGCTATGCACAAAAGAAAATTCTAAATTTCCTTCATCAAATGTTTCGGGAAAAATGCCTTTTTTGTATATTACATTATTCAAATTGATATTTCGTTGTACTTTTTCCAAAGGGTAGTTAAAATCCCCATCAATATGTTTATCTATACTAGAATCTGATTTTGTCACACCGCAAAAAGTATCATAACAATAATGTTCTTTCCCACCATTACAAAGAGCAATAATTTTTGAAGAAAATCCTTGAAAAACACCAATTTCGGCAGTTCTGCATTTTTTTTCAATAGACATTAACTGTTGATACAGAAACCTTGTTTTTTCTTTACCCATCAAGCAATTTTTATTAAAATTTAAAAAAATAATATTAAACAATTGATTAAATTCATAAGTTTCTAATTTTTTATTTTTTATCATGTTAAGCGCAATATCCTTATTCTTAATTAATGTATATAATATTCTATCTAATTTTGTTTAAATGATCATAAACTTCTTCATAAGTAACTAATCGCAAGCTTTTATACCATTTTGTGTTATAGAAAAAATTAGAAAAATCATTATTGTTTTCATACATTGGATGGTTAAACGCATCATATCTTCTTATTACTAATGTTGGAATATTAAACATACTTGATAAAATTGGAAAGAATGTTGCAGCTGATATTGTAAATGTTGCATTAACTGTAAACTGCATAAATTTTTTTATATCTATTTCTTCTTTATTCTTCTCATCATGTATTATGTGATTAGTATTTATCCATTTAATGTTTTTGTAAAAACCATATTCTTTTATATCTTTTTCTATCCCAACAAGAAAAACTTTAAAATTTTTGTTTAATAGCAAGTCAATTATTTTTTCTAAATGATTTTTGAATATGTGTCTTTTAAAGTTTGCGATTTTGCTGTCTTGTGATCCCATAGGGCATATTAGCACATTCTTTTCATCTGTATTCTTTACAAAACCATGATTTTGTGTAAAAATGTTACTTAGCTTATCGTCTTTGTTTTTATCGTTAAACAGTTTAGGTATATCAAATTGAATTATTTTTTTATATTGATTGTTATTAAGTATAATTGATCTTTTTTGCTCTGTTGTTACATAAAAGGGAAGATTCATTGAAGTGCAATATTCTTTGATGAATTTGTTTCTGTAATCTAAAAATGTTTCAAAATAGAGAATTCCACATTCAGCATATTTTGCATAATTAGAACTTATTATTATATCTCCTATTCCTTTATTTGGAATGACAACTTGTTTGTTTTTCAATTGATTGTACCACGAATCAAATGATACATTTTTCACATTAATCATCTTCAGGTTTACTCGTTAGCAATAATTAAAATTTATATTTTTAATTCCATTTACTAAGAACTGTGTTTGCATAATCAGTTCCATTATTTCTAATAACAATTTGTCCTGATGCGCTCTTACCGTCACCTACTTGTCCAGTCAAAACATATTCTTCAGCTGCTTTGGCTTTTTTGAAATGATCTCTTAGTTCTCTGCCAATAAGGCTAAGAAGCATATTAGTAATATGTTTTTCTGTTTTATTTTTTTCGTTATTAAATATATCGATTACCATTGCTTGTAAATCAAGTTCATACGCTTCACCATAAGGTTGTGTATCAGGTTTCTTTGCCGTCTGAAAGGCAAGAATATCTCCATGCATGCAAAATCTTACACCCTCAAATGTTGTGGCAACTGGATAAGCGTAGACAAAAATATAAGGTTTATCTTCGTGTGTAAAATCTTCAACTCGTAGACCATCTTTTTCCAAAGAATACATTAAAAGAAGTAATCTTTTCTTTGTCATTGTTTTATCACGATTAACATATTCTTTAAATAACATGATATTTTTCCTTATATTCTATTAGCAGTTGCGAAGTATTTGTTCTGGTACGCTAGCAACACATCTGGTCAAATTGACCAAGTCGCTTGGATTTCCATTATATGGTAGTTCTTTGACACTTAAACCATTGACACTACCGGATGCATCCATCAATGTTTCTAGGGAAGCATTCACAAATAGAATTCCGTCTCTTTTGACAAGAAATTCAGTTCTATCTTTAAGAGGGTTACCATTTTCGTCCATTTCTCCGCTTTCTTTTTGATATTGTATTTTAATATCTTGAAGAGTTGTGAGATTACCATCGGAGTCAAATAGTGCTTCTGAAGCATCATTTTGGAATGTAGAAACTGTGAAAACGCCGCTATCATATCCGCTTCTGAGAATGTTAGAAATATCCATGCCAACAAAATAAAGTGTTCCATTATCGGCTAACACATTAACAATAAAAACTCTTTTTTCAAATGAAGTTGCAATTGATTCGACAATAATTCTATGCCTTAAAACTCTTTTCTCTTCTGGTGCGCCACTATCAAGTTTTTCTAATTCAGCATCAGCAAGATACTTTTCTGGATCATCTTGTTGCAATGACCACCTGCCTACATCAACAAGTCCAAATTTACTATTAAATCTAGTTGATATTCTAATTGAAAAAGTTTTTTCATTATAAACTATATCTTCTTGTTGCGCTCCAGAACCCACTTGAATTGCTCCAAGTAAAGATGCAATGTACTTCCTATGAAGATCTGCTTTATTGCTATAATAGCCAGATATTCTAATAAATGTATTTATTAATTCTGGCATTGATGACAATGTGGATGAAAAATGATTTGACAGAGAAACGCCCGGATTAGCCATATCGAGATCTTCTCTAATTTTTTTGCGCATTTCACCAGATGCTTTATTAATATTAGAATTTTGCCTTAAGAAAACAATTTGAAGATTATCTTCTACAAACTTTTTCTGATAGGTGGAAAGTTCTCCTTCTCTGACGTTATTAATCATTTGAAGTAAAGTGCCAACATCGTTCTTGATGCTCTCTTTAAAAAACTTATTTTTCCAAGAACTAAAATCAGATATTTTAGAATCTTTGGGCATATCAGGTTCTCTTGGTTCCTGAATATTTGGTTGTTCCATAGGAGATTTAACTTTTGGAACACTTAATTGTGTTGTTTTATCATATGACTGAGGAGCAAGACTTGTCGGATCTGATCCCATAAAAGAATCAGGTGGTCCTGCTGGATTTTCTTGCTCACTCATTAGCCAATTTTGAAGATTGATCAAACTCATCATCTTGTTCTTCCTTATCGTTTGTTAATTTATTTATCGTTTCAATCAAATTTCTTCTATCGGTTATTGTTATATTATTATTTTGAGTGGCATTAATTTTAGAAACATGTCTCTCTTTAATTTTCAAAGAGGTCATAAGATCTGCAATTTTGCTTTTACCAATTGCAATCTCTGATTTTAATTTTGCCAAATTGACCAAAGCTTCCTTTGAAGCTGATGTCGAATCACCTTCATTCATAACCATTTCAACAAAATTTGATAAAATAGCATCCACTTCCTTGCGATCACTACGCAAATCTTCTAAAATTTCACCATAAAGTCCCATCAACTGCTCATCACTTACAATCGTGCTACCTTCAGAAGAAGGCAATATAACAGACACTGGCGGAATGATCGATTTGTTTTTCATGTTATTATTTACAATTTAACAACAAAATAATATATATAAATATGGTTACTGGAAAAAAAAATAATCCAGATGATGACAATCTGGAAAAGAAAGTACAAATTCTTTATGACTCAACATCAAGAGTTGATGAAAGAGTTAAAATCATGCTGGAAAACCAAGATAAATTAGATAATAAATTTGAAAAAATTATTGACAAACATATAGAATTGCATACTAAAATCATACTTTTTGAAGACAAACTGGAAAAGCTTGTTGACAACATTGATAACATGATTGATAGAATTTATAATCTTGAAAATGGACATGAATATTTATATAAATGTAAAATTGGCGCTGAATCAAATGTGAAAAATATGTTTACTTTATTGTATAATGGATGGATAACTATCTATAACATTGTGCTTCCAATAACTGTCGGATACATTTTATATGCTATAGGAATACAAAAATGAGCGAAGAATTATTATCTAAAATTAGACTTAAAGACGTAAAAGGTTCAAGTAATTTTAGACCTTTTAAAGTAGATTCTGCAAATAATTCGTTACTCAAACCAATTATAGAAGCGTTTGAGAATAGCGATAAAGTAAAAATAGGTTATACTACACTTGATAAAAGCAAAGGTACAATTCAACCTACTTTAAAAAGAAAAAGCATATATTTAACTGGTGGAACATTAAGAGATCATTTAAGCGGAAAAACATTCAAGAATTTTGATATTGCAACCGATGCAACTCCAGATGAGATTATACTTATTTTAAAGAATTCCGAAACACCATTCAAAAAAGTGTTTGGTGACCATCAGTTTGATGATAAAGAACTTGTCTACTACCCAGCAAGACACGATTCAAAAAACAACATCATGGAAATAGTTGTCCAAAAAGGAAACCAAAAAGCCTATATTTCCACATTTAACAAAAATAATAAAAATAGATTTTTAATTCCGACAGAAGCTAAATTTGTTCACAACATCGATCAAGATGCATTTACAAGAGACATAACAATTAATGCTCTTTACTTGAAGTTGAAAAATTCTGATGGAGAAAACGGAGAACTAACTGATCCTGTTGGTGGAGCACATGATTTAAAAGTTGGAGAAATTTCAACTGTAGAAAGCCCAGAAACTACATTTAAAAGAGACCATTACCTTCCATTCAGATTAGCTGATATTTGTTGTCGTTTTTCAAATGACAAAAAAATTCCTGATAAGTTTTTACATGTTATGCACCATTTTATTAAAGAAGCAGAATTTGATGGAAGAATCATTAAAAACTATTATGTTAAAGCAATTGACAATTTAGATGTTGATCCAACTCAATATTTAAAAAACTTGCAACATGCCAAATTACTCAACAAATTATTTCCTAATTGCAATTTCGCAAATATTATTAATGATTTACCAAACAATAAAATCATGACAACTGCGTATCTTCTTTATCCTAACAATCCAGAAATGACAAAAAGTTTGTTGTTAACTCAAGGTTATTCCAAAGGAGATGCTGAAGAAATTAGCAGATTTATGAAATTAGCTGTGTGGTGCAATGGAAACACACATAACACACATCTTATTCACGATTTTCTTACAATGCCTACAAGATTACCACATTCTAAAATTTATGATTTTCTGAATTTGTTCGGTAAAGGTGATTTGTATTATAAAGTTTTCAAGCAAGATTATTCAAATGTAACAAAAAAATATATTGATGACGAATCAGGAGACAAGATCGCTAATCCAAAATATATTAAATTTTTAGGTACAAGTCCAAATTATGGAGAAATGGATGCCGTCAGGAAAAATTTATTAGACAAAGCAATAAAAGAAAAGATGAATTATGGCTCGTAATGAATATGGAAGTTTATTCAAAGATGTCATTTCCAGAGGTGTCAGAGGCAACCAATATGGTCCTAGTTTAAAGACTGTCACAAGTGGCAGTCTTGTTACATTTCAATATTTGTTTGCTAAAAATGATGTCTATCCTTTGGCTATTTTAACATATGTAAGCAATAATTATATTCATGGTGTTAACTTGCATTATTTGACGTTTAATCAAATTAAACAAGTATTGCAAAAAGATAAACTAAATGGATGTCGTACAGGATTCAATTATCAGAATGTAAAGCCTTATGAATATATAGTAGATGCGTACAGGACATATAAGAGAAATGGTCTGAAAAATTTAAAAGTCTTAGATTGTGATTTGATTCTTAGATCTATGTCAGTTAGCAGATCAATAGATCCACAAGAATCAGAAGCAATTAGAGAAAACGTAAAAGATCAAATAAGCAAGTTGATAAATAATTCAGTACAAGACATGATACAAAAGTGAGTAAACCATGGCAGGCGTAAAAAACGAGTTAGGCATAAATGAAAGAGACCTTACTGGAGAAACAAAAGAGAGTAAAGCAAAAACTGAAAGTGACTTTAAAGAATTATTTAATTCGTTGAAAGAAATATCAAATAAATTTGAAGCAGGAGTGGACAAGATAAGACAAACTGTCGAAGAAATTGCCAATTACATTAAAAATGGAAATCTAGCAAATAAAAAAAATACTAGGAAATTATCTGATACAATAGAAAGAACTAGCGACACTGATGCCAGAATGCCTATAGAAAGATTTTCGGTTGTGCCGGGCGATACTGAAAAGACAATATTAGGAAGAATAGAAGACTTATTGAAAACGTGCTGCCGTGGTGGTGGTGGAATTGGTGGTGGTGGTGGTGGTGGTGGTGGTGGTGGTGGTGGTGGTGGTGGTGGAATTGGTGGTGGTGGTGGTGGTGGAATTCCGGGTGCGCCTTCCCGATCATGGGTTGGTATGCTTGTTGACTTTCTTAAAGACTTTGAAACTAGTTTGTTAAGTTTGCCAGAACTTTTTCCAAAAACAATTGGTGACATGCTTTTTAATCCGTTTGCAATGGCAACAGAGATAAATCAATTTAATGTTGATATGAAAAGAGCTATTCATCAAACACAAGGTTTGACAGCAGAAAGTGGATACATATTAGAAAATTTTACTAAAATATCAAAATCTGTGCATAAAACTGGATTTAATGAAGTCGAATTTGAAAAACAACTTGTAAAGTATGCAAGATCAGGCATAAAAAGCAGCAAAGATATGCAAAAAATTGCAGTTGCTCAGTTAAACACTGAAAGACAACTTGGATTAGCTGCTGGGTCATTACATGAAACATTTTTAGATTTAAGTATTGCTGGTAACATGACTACTGAACAAATAGGTTTTGCTAACAAGTCAATGATTGATGTCGCAAGAAATACTGGTATAACAGGAGATAAATTAAGAGACGTTGTTCAAAGCAGTCAAGCATTTACACGAAGTTTAAGAAATTCTGGTAATTTAACAACAATGTCAATGAAAAATGTTATGCAGATGTCAGCAAGTTTCAAAAAGTTTGGTGTTGAAGATGCTGGTTCAGAAATGCAAAAATATTTAACAGATGGAACAAAGTTACTATTAGACGGCGGCGATGCTATGGCTACAATTATGCGCCAAGCCGCAGATTCTGGTGGTGTTTACGAAGAGTTACTAACAGGAACTATGACTAAATCAGAAAAATCGATGAGTAAATTTAGTAAAGGATTTAGCAATGTTTTAGAAGAGATGGGTCTTACCTCGATGGAACAATTTGAAAAGCTAAGTGCTGAAGAAAAAATGATTTTGAATCTTCAAGCAGTTTCTCGAACAGGAAAGCAAGCAGGCGAATTGCTAATGATGAAAAAGGCGCTTGAAGAAAGTACTAAAACATTTGATCAAAAAATGGCTGATATTAAAAAAGAAAAAGCCAAAGCAGGTTTAACACCGAAAGAAAAAGCAGCTCTCGAAGAAAAAGAAAGTAGCTTAAAGACATCCAAGGGTCTTGACATTCTGGCTACAATAAGCGAATCTTTTAAAGGTGCCAAAAATTTCCAAGAAGGTGCATCTGCTTTTGGAACAAAAAGAAAAACTGAAGGATTAGATTCTGACATTGCAGCGTTACAAGGTTTATCTCCAGAAGCTTATAAAAAATTGAACTTTACGAATAAAGATATAATGAAGAATGTAATGGCAAATTCTTTAATCGAAATAAATAAAGGATTAGATGCAAGAGGAGAAAAAACATTAGATATAACCCCAGATATGTTAGATGATGTCCTGAAAAAAGCTGAAGGAGGTGATACAAGTGCTCTCAGAGAAACAATTGAAAAAATTCAATCCGCAAATCAAATATTAGCAACTGAAAAACAAGAAGGGTTAGATCCATCTACAAAAATTTTACATGATATTAATAAAGAATCATCAGAAATGCGGCAAACTATGCGAGAAATTCTTGGAATTGTCAAAATTATTGCTTTTGGCGAAACAGGAGAACTTCCAGACGCTGCAAAAGATGCATTAAAGATAGCAAATGACCAACTAAGAAACGCTCTAAAAATGGCAACAGACGAAATTGAAAGGCTGAGAAGAGCGGGTGAAAGAGCAGATCGAGACCCAAATTTAAGAGGAGGACCACCGAAACCGGGAGATCCTATTGACCATTTTCAAGTGGGAACAAACAGAATTACAGAAAATGGTTTGGCGTATTTGCATGAAGGTGAAATAGTAGTTCCAAAAGAATTTAATCAAATCGCAAAAGGCAATGGACCTTTTAACATGTCAGAAATGACATTAGAAATGCCTCCTAATCGACCCATTTACTCTAATGCTCTTGCTCATGCGAACAGAGGCAAGGCTAGCCCAGAAAGCATGTTTACTAATCCTATTGCTCATATGAAAGACCGCACTGCTAAACCAGAAGAGATGTATACCAATTTGATTGCTCATATGAAAGACCGCACTGCTAAACCAGAAGAGATGTATACCAATTTGATTGCTCATATGAAAGATGCAACAAGCAGTCCAGACAATTCTTTTAAACGAACAGGTTTGCAAACAGAAGAATTATTGTCACTTAAAAAAGATCTTTTAAATCGTTATTCAGATAATAATGAAGGTAGTCGTTCTAATCTCCTTAACAGATATTCAGACAATGACCCTAATGAAGGTCCACAAATGTTATTTAACAGAAGAGTTGGAAATGTTCCATATTCTCCTGAAAATCAATTAATAACTACAAATGAAAGAACTAAAGCGCAGATGGCGACGATGCCGAGTGATAAATTTGGGACATCAGTTGTGCAAGAAAAAAATTCAGCAGAAATGGTTTCGATTTTAAGAGAAATTTCAGATAGATTGAAGAATATGTCTAGTTCTGCTCCGGCTGGAGGAATGATTGATGAGTATGGATCTAGGAATTATTCAAAAGTAGATCCTAGACTTAGTAACATGATGGGTGGATCTTATACAAAAAGTGATGCGATCAAAGCAATATATTAATGTTGCAGAATAAATACTAAAAAATTACTGAGTTAAAACATGGGAATTATTGCAACTACAAATACTGGTCAACTTAACGTAATCCCTGATTGTTATATTAGGGCACAAGGTCTTTACGTTTATATGTATAGTTTACCATCTATAACAGACAGCAAAGGTGCTAATTACAATTCTGAGGAGGGCATGGGCAGAACAATGCCGTTCAAAACATTTAGCGCAGGTACTGCTAGGTCTATAAAGTGGAAATTCACGCTTGTTTCTTATGATGCTGATAGTATTTATAGAAATATATCATATTTAAGAATTTTGGAAGCTTGTGTATATCCTAGAAGAGATCCAGCAAACATAATTCCTTATATTCCTCCTGTTGTTTTGAGCATTAAGTGTGGTGATTTATTAGCTAATAATGGTGTTGAGCTAAATGTTGTAATGTTAAGTTATACCACTTCTTTTCCTACTGATCAAGTTTGGAATACTGATTATCCATTTGGTAGATATTTACCTATGAAGCTTGATATAGATTTAGACTTTGATGTTGTTTACGATTCTAGATATCTTCCCGGCGCAGAAAGAATACTACAATTAGGGGCATAAAATGGCATATAAAATTGAAGAATCGAAAACTGCAACTGCTTCAAAATACGTTAATGCTTTGTCTAGATACCAAGATTCTAAAGTTTATGTTTACGGTGACGAGAAGAAGCTTACATTTGAAGTTTATAAGAGGAGAACTTATCCTGTTACCACATATGACAAGTATGCTGTGATTCCAGAAGGTTTTGCTTATAGACCTGATTTAGTTTCTGTTCAAGTTTATGGTTATCCTGATTCTTGGTGGCTTATAATGGAAATAAATGGTATTTATGATATAAAAGATTTTGTTGCAGGTAAAACCATTCGTCTACCAATAAATACATTTTAACATGCCTATAAATTTAAAATATCAAATTCCTCCAAGTTTTGTAGTAGATGGTACGAGCTACAATCAATGCGGTGATTTAAGAAGAGCTTTACCGTTTACTGGACCCACAGGTATTCCAGAGACTTTGCCATTTCAAATGTATTCTCCATTTGTAGAGGCGAGGTTCTATAGAGTTTTGCGTTTTGACAATGAACAATTGCAAGTAGCAAGACAAGAACAACAACAATTATATTATGTTTCTACAGGTAATTTTCTAGGAAGCAATGAATCTAGAAATGCGTTTATAAAAAGTTTTACTTTGTCGATTGAGAATGCGTATGGTGCAACTTTAGAAATTGTTGATACTTCTGGAAATGATTTTATTGGATTTTACAATACAGTCTATAAGAATAGATGTTGGAACAAAGAGGGTATTAACAATGACAATGTTGTAAAGCCTCAAGAAATATTCATTGTTTCGGTTAATGTTGGTTATGTCTTTGTGAATTCTGAAGGAAAGAAAGCTGTTTATCAGCCTTATGTTAATTCTCCTTCCAAAAGAATTGCTGGTAGACCAATAGGTCCATTCATTAATTTCTTTTTACATCAGATAGAAGTTCATGTTGAAAGAAACATATGGAGATATAATTTAATTTTAAAATCGGCAGATGGACCTTATTCGAATTTAACGGTTAACAAGAGGGTAGGAGCACCGGGTCAACAAGTTCCGTTGTTAAGGGCGGCTGAGATAATGTTAAATGGTGATTGTCCTCCAAGAATTGCCTTTGATGATCCTGCAAAAGCTCGTGTTATTTTGGCTAGACCTCCACAGGGTGCTAATGGAGAGTGGAGTATTGGCGCAGAAAAAGGTGCTGGTAGTGCGCCAAATGCAACGAAAAAAGGAGTTTATGCTGGTTATAATTTGCCTCCTTTGGATGCTATTAGAAAAAATATGGATACATTTGTAACCACAAGTAACAAAGGTGTTTACATGATGTTCCCGACAGGGGCGAATGATGATGCTCTTTATTTAGTTGAAGCTGACAGTACATTTTGCATTCAAAGAAGAGGTTCGATGGCATTTTGCGGATTAGGACCATTTTTAGGAACATATGTTGTTAATGGTGGAGACTATAGTCCAGTAATACGATTTTCTCCTAAAATAAATCTTGTTGGTATTCCCAATAAAGCTATAGGTGGTCAAGCGGGTGGTGGGTCTAACATTAGAGCAGTACAAGTTAAAGACTTATGTAATCCTTTTGATGGTAACGAGGCTGATCAAGAAAAGAATTCAAAAACAGCTCCGGGTCAAGATATTGCGATGGGAGGAGCTGTGGCAAATGATGCTTGGGATAGAGATGCTCCGAAAAACTTACCTAGAGTGCAAGCGCAAGCTGGTGTTGCAGCAATTGCTGCTGAAAACTACAGTAAACCAGAAACTGCTGGTGCTATAACAGCTACCATGACAATTCAGGGAGATCCTAGATTTCTTTGGTCTTTAAACATAAAGGGTGGAGCGATAAAAATTATATTTATCAATCCATTTGCTGTCTTTACGCAAGGTATAACGCCAATTGGTATTCAGACAGATTGGTTAGCAAATCCAAAAATTAATTCTATGATATCAGATGGATTTTATACTGTAACAGGTTGTGATCACACAATAAACGATGGTGGATGGGTTACAGATTTAAAATTGACACAAATACCTTCACCAAGAACAAAGCTTAGAGGTTGATATGGCAGACATGGCTGAAGAGATGTATAAAAGATTAGAAAATCTTGAGTCAAAAGTTGCAGAACTTAATGTCGCAACAAAAGATTTACGAGATCCAAGATATAAGCAACCTATAAGTAAATTTGGTATTTATTCTGCTATTTGCGTTAGTACGATGGATATCTGGAAGCAAAATAGAGTACAGTGGTTTTCTCCAATTTTTGATGATCCTACTTCAGAAGTTTCAAGTTTACCTTGGGCTTTGCCTATATCATCTTTTGGTGGATTTGACGATAGTGGTTCATCATGGATTCCTCCAGCTGGGTCAACAGTTATCATTGCTTTTGAAGGTGGCAATAATGGAGCGGCTTATTATTTAGGAACTACATGGTGTAGAGAACGTGGACCGGGATCGTTGAGTTATTTTAATACGCCGATTGAAGAATTTAATCAATTATATGCAGGCAGAAGAAATGGATATCTTTGTGGACCAAATGATGGTTCACAAGTTTTTCCTCCTTGGAATACAGAATCTTATAATGGATATGATATTGATTCTATATCGCAATTAAGTAAAGACCAGTCCATCTTAACAAGAGCCACATATCCCAATATATATGGGTTTAAAACTCCTGAAAAGCACATGATGAAAATGGTTGATGGGGATGCCAGATGCAATAGAAAGTGGAAAAGAATTGAAATTATGAGTGGTTGTGGGAACTGGATGATATTTAAGGATGACCATTTGCATTATGCTGGTCAATGGGCGCATCCAACATGTGCTAACAATCAAAAAGATGGAGATACGAGTTGTATTGTAGGACTTCCAAATCCTCCTGTTTACGACATAAATAACGCTTCAAATGGGCAAACAGCAATTGATATGTCGGGAAATTCCACAGTTACCAATGAAGCTTTAAATAAAAAAAGCGAAAATACAGATTGTGCTTATTCAAGTGATGCGTCATCGAGTCAATCAACTATTATTGGTGGCAAACCAGAAACACAAGAGAGACCAGATAGTCAAAATGGTAGAAATCCATTTTTCAAACAAGCAAGTGAGTGTAGACCTTACAGAGGTCCACAAACTCCTCAAAACAATAAATGTGATTTACCTCAAACTGGAGTACAGATACTTTCTATTTCGGGTCATACTCTTGTGATGGATGATTCTGTGAATCAACCAAGAGGATCTATGGATTGGAACAGGAGTACAGAAGCATTTGATTTTGGTTGTGACAATAAATTTGCTGGCAGAACATATTGGAAATCAGCAACTGGTCATTTGATTGAAATGAATGATTTAGAAAGAACTGATAGTGGATCTGATACGGTTCGTAGTGATTCAAATGGAATAAAATTACATAGTGCTTTGGGAAATGAAATATTTTTGTGTGATGCTGTTGATGGTCCTAATTGTGATGGTAGAGCTTCAGCTGGTCAAGGTATTATTATGACATCAACTAGCAAACACCAATTTATTATGTCTGACGAGGGCAATAAAAGAGAATACGGGTGTCGTAAAGATGGAGTATTCCCTCAGAACAATGCTAATGCAGCTTATATGCAATTAAGAACTGGTTATGGGTTACAAATTACATTAAATGACAGTCCTGATCAAAAAACAACTCAAGGGCAATCAATTGATATTATTGCTCCTCAAAAAACTATTGAGAATGGTTCAAGACCTCATATTATTCAATTACAAGAGGGATATCCAGATGTTAACGAATCGGGATATATACAAGTAAGATCAGGTGGAAATTTATTTTTGTATGCGAAAGAGAATGCTTTAGATGTTATCGAGGGTCACAAGATAATATATGTTAAAACGAACAGGTTGGATTATACAGAGGAAGATTTCTTTCACATTGGCAGAAAAAATCATGTTGTCAAAGTGGACGAAAAAATATTCTTGTTAGCTGGTAGAGATTACAAACCACCAAGCAATACTGATAACAATAGAGTAAGTCCTCCAGAGAATTTATTGAAACCAGAACTGGATCAAGCAACCGCTCAAGCAACTGCGAATAAAGAAGAGTGTGTTCCGGGCATATTCCCAATATTGGTTTTAATGCCAAATGGTTGTATTAAAGCAAGTGATAGAGTTTATGCTTCTTGTAGTAATGCAGCTACTGGGATTGGAATTGGCAATCTAAATATAGAAGCATGTGCTCCGGGTGATGATCAGTGTTCTGGAGGGTTACCTCTTAGTTGAAAATAATTATTTAGGAGTTTTAATGGCAATTGTGTTAAAAGGTCTTCCGTTTCCGGTGTCAAAAAATCCTTTAGGATTTTTTTACACTCAATTAGGACCAAGAAATATTAAAAGTGATTTAATCCAGTTAATTTTGACTAATCCCGGTGATAGAGTCATGTTGTCTCAATTTGGCACACCTTTGCGTAAATTTTTTTACGAGCCTAATAACGAGGTAACAAGATCAGCTATAACTGAAGCGATTACGAATGCAATTGCTACATGGGAACCAAGAATTACTGTTAAGTCGATTGTTGTCGCTAATTTATCTGAAAGTGATAAAGAGGAAGGAACTTATACAAATCAGAATGGAGTCTTGGTAAAAATTAACTATATAAATCCAGAGCAAATCAATGTTGTTGAAAATTTAATTTTAGCAATACCATTTGAAGGGGGCTGATTTGGAAAAATGTCCGTTTGATTTAAAGCCATACAAACTTGGTGCTAATAACACAAGACCTCAAATATTTTCCTTAAATTATACTAATCAAGATTTTTGGTCAATGAAGTCTCGTTTGGTGGCTTATATTAAAGAAAAATTTGGCGCTGAGTTTAATGATTTTGTTGAGTCAAGTCTTGGTATTATGCTTATTGAAAATTGGGCATTTATTGCAGACACTCTTTCATTTAAGACAGATCAAATAGCCAATGAAGTATTTATTGATACGGTTACAGAACTAGAAAATGCTTTGAGATTAGCAAAGCTTGTTGGTTATGAACCTCAACCGCCAATTGCTGGTAAAAGCCTTTGGTCTGCAAGAGTGCAAACGACTTACAATGTTGATTTAGAAATACCAACACCATATCCAGTTGACATATTAAATAACAATGTTACCACAACAATAGAATTGTTTCCTTCTGATTCGTTAAATAGACCTATTTACGATGAAAACATTTACATAAACAATGGAACATTGATCAATAGTAATATTGTTGGATTAGAAGGTAGAACTTATAGTGATGCTTTTGGTGCTGTAGGTGGAACTGATCAGGCATATTTGTTAACTTACAGTCCAGTCTTGCTTGATTCCATTCGTGTAAGCGTTGATGGCACAAAGTGGGATCAAGTCAAATATTTTACTGAATCATCTCCTAGAAGAGAATATAGAATTGAATATAATTCTGATTATTCAGTTTATATTATATTTGGTAACAATAGAGCAGGATACATTCCATCTGCTGGATCTACAATACAAATTGTTTACAGAATAGGTGGTGGACCATCAGGTAACATTGTCAGCAACTTCGTAAATACCCAAACTTTAATACCAATTTCAGGTGAAGTTTACAGTGCGGTTGTCAATTTGACAAATTACACTAAAGGAGAGCATGGATATGCTGGCGAAACGATTGATGATATTAGATATAAACTTCCAATTTACAATCAATCTCAAAATAGATGTGTTTCTGGCAGTGATTACAAAAATTATGCCAATTTATTTGCAACACCTTATAATGGAGTGATGGGTAAAGCAAATGCTGTATTGAGACATTCTGGGTGTAGTTCCAACATTGTTGAACTTTATGTTTTAACAAAAGTAAACAATTTAGATCTAGAAAAATCATCCAGTCAATTTAAATATGAGTTTATGCAACACATAAATGCTAACAAAATGATGACTGATTATCTTAGCATTCTTGATGGCGAAATCATTTTAACTAACATTTCTGTTAATGTGGTAATGGATAAATATTATAAAAAGTTTGAAGATGAAATAAAAACTAATATAACTTCAAGAATTGAAAGTTTCTTTTCAGTAAATAATTGGGATTATGAACAGAATTTAAGAGACATTGATGTTATCAAAGCTCTTTCAGATATGCAACAACCAAGCAGATATGATATTTATTTCACAACAAGCGATCCTGACAACAGTGGAAAAACTGTAAACGCAAGGTATTTTGAGATTATTAGACCAGAAAGTATAGCAATAAGTTTTACCTATGAATAAATTATATACAGATAATCCAAAAGTTAACGATAGAGTCGAGTTTGTATTCTTAACTCCAGATTCTAATAAATGTTACTTTGAAGATCCTTATTACATAGAAAACATAACAATATATTTTATAGAACGCAGTTATGCTTCTACAAATATGCAAGAATATGATAATCAAGTTTCTCAGGAAAATCTTGAAGAAAAATATTTGTATTTTAAAAATATTGCTTGTAATAATCCTTCGGAAGAAAATATCAAGATAGCTAATGATGCTTTGAACGATTGGCAAACAACTATTGTTACAAGTCCTTTTTATTATCAAAATTCTATTATTGTTTACCAACGAGGAAATGCAACTAATCCTTTATGGGTAAGAGGTCAACCTAATACAGATTCTCCTGTTCAGAGTGCTCCAAATAATGAATTTCCATATTGTAGATTTTCTTTTTATTGGGATGCTTTGGGAGTAAGAGAAGGTGACTATTTTATTTGTTACAAATGGAAGCCAAACCCTTCTGGAGACGTTTTAAGCGCACACTTGGGATTTTATCTTTTAAGTGATATTGCAGCGTATACAAGCAATCCAAGTCACAGAACTCCTGAAAATAAATATTATGATTTATTGACTCGTTATTTGCCAGAAATGTACAAAACAACATATTCAAGTGATGACAGAACGCCCGAAATTTTAGACAAACTAAACCAATCGATTAACATTGGTTTTAAAAACATGGAAGATTTGGTCAATCAAATCATTGATCTTCTTGATGCTAATGTTTTACAAGAGCCTTTGTTAATATATCTAGCTAATTTATTTAATTTGAGACTAAGAAGTTCTGACCCAACCAGATGGCGAAAACAAATTAAAAAAGCTGTTCCTCTTAATAAATCTAAAGGAACAATAAGGGCTTTAAAAGAAGCTCTGAATGATGCTGGAATTGAACTTGATAAATTTTCACAACTATGGCAAGTGGGAACCAAATATACTTTTACAGAAAGTTTTGTTTATCTAAATGATAATATTTTTCAACTAGAAAAAGTAAGTTTAGATAAAAATGATATTTATTTTTCTTTTCAAGTAGCGAAGTCTTCTATAAATGGAAATTCTATTGTTATTGATAATTATGAAACATTAGATTTAAGCAATATCACAATTTACACTTCTAACGGCAAATCATATATGAAATATATTGGAAATCCGTTAGGAATTGGGTCTCATTTAAAGATAACATATCAGATAAAAAAATTGCCTGACAATGAAGAGATTCAACTACATGGTTATATATTATCGCTGCCATTAGCTGACACGAGAGATGAAAGATATGTTAAGTATCCAAAAAAAGATTGGAATACACATGTAATTGAGGAAAGCGACCCATTATTTGATATTATTATCAATGTTAAGAATCCGTTTTATGATCCAATAATATTTGGCAAGGTTAGAACTGAATTTCCTTATTCAGAACAAGCATATAATATGGATGAATACAATGGTTCTTTAAGAGACAGTTTTGACCCTAAAAACATTGATAAAGATTTTGTAGAGCCTTGTAGGAACACGATAAGTTCTAGGTTCAACGCTGAGCTTACTATACAAGATTTGTCCAACATTAGATTAACTGAAGCGCAGGAAATTATTGCAGACTATATTCCTTTTCATGCAATATTACATACTTTGCAATTTAATGGATTTATGCAGGATTACATGCTTCCTGCAAATGAAAGTTGGGAAATACTTATAAGGTATAATGGTGCTGAATTTTTGATTTCTGGAGAAATAAGTAATGTATTTAACAGAAATATTATTCCGGGATCTGATCTGTATAATCCTGTGCTTAGAAATTCTTTAGCAAATTCCAGTAGCATTGAATCTGGCACAACAATGGCATTTAATAAAAACATTGTTCTTTTTTGTTCTTCCCAAAATTTACAATCATTGGGGATTAATGTTAATCCGGCAAAAACATTTTTACAAATTTTGTCACCGCACATAAACAGTGGTAATTACACAGTTGAAAATCCTACAAACAACATTGTTGAAGTGATTGAAAGTTTTTCAGAACCATTAAACATAACTGAATTTACATTTATATTATCAAACATAATTATTGCGGACACTAATTTCAATGTTTATGAAGATAACACTTACAGCATTATCGATGAATCTTTTGATTACTTGTATTATCCGATAAAGACTGTACATGACGTAAACAACGGCAATGCTCTTGCTGCATGGAAAGTTGAAATCGTTTTAACTGGTTTTATTTATAATATTAGCAATGTCGTAAATAATAAATTAACTATTGCCAATAATGGAACATTAAGCAATATGCCAGTTGGCGGATTAAACTATAAATTGTTGGACGAAAATAATAATATAATTTTTGAGTCAACGACTGGAATTTATGATGTTTTAAATCGTGGCAGAGTAGTTGTAGATCCCGGTACAGGAGTTACTAATATACAAGAACTTCTGCAAGGAAATAATTATTTTTACATTGATTCTACTTCCAATCAATATTACATAGATCAATATCCAACTGAAACTGATGAATTCTATATTGATGGATACGTCAGTGGAGATCAAGTGGGAATAAGCGGTAAAATATTAAAAAGATTAACATACAATGTTGGAAATGTTAATTATAATAAAATGTTGTTAGCAAAGCCATTAACTTTTCCAACATTTACTGATCCAAACAATCCTAATGCAATTCGCAACAGCACTTTTAAAGAAAATTATTTAATAAAAATAAATTCAAATTATTTTTATTCGATTATTTCAGAGGTAAATATAAGTTCAACTGATTATCTTTATATTTCAGGAAGGTTTGAGGATTGGGGAACAATTTCAAGTGGTGGAAGCTCTGTCAATTACGAATTAATTCAGTATATTGAAAATTCTACAACAATTTTGGGAAATAGTTTTGATTATATTGACAGGTCTAGTAATAACTTGATAACGTATCAAACTGCTAATTCTTCTCCATTTGCGTTAGCTGATTTTGCTAATGGACCCAAGTCTGTTTCGATTCAAGAAGAAAGTATTGGTTATACTATTTTAACTAGAGACAGTAAGAAAATCGAAGGGAAAATATGAACGATTTATCAAAATGTATTGGTCATGTGACAGGAAAAATCATCAATAAGAATGGCGAAGAAAGTAACATTGATTTCAGCAATGCTGTTCTTATTGGTGGTAGATCTGAATTAGTTAAAGTTCTTGCCAACAAAATTGATGGCATTTACAATCAGTTTGTCTCTAGAATGATTTTTGGTGATGGTGGAACTGATGGAACTACCACAAGATATGTAGATGCAGATAGAACAGGTCTTTTTGGTTTGACTAGAGCAAACAAGCCAGTTGTTACCAATATTGACTCAACAAACGCTACACAAGTCGTTTTTACATCTGTTCTAAGTTTTGATGATGCAAATGGTTATAATATTTCTGAAATGGCTTTAGTGCTAAACAATGACATTTTATACTCAATGGCAACATTTTCTCCTCTATCAAAAACATCTGATATTCAAATTGTTTGGAATTGGAGAGTAAATTTACTTTGATTTAGACTAAATATGTTACTATGCCAGATATAAGTATAATATCAGTTCCAAGTTATCAACCATTACAGCCTTATTATTATCAGGTTGATAACCTGCCTATCAATGCTCTCGTCCAAAGAGATGATATAATCAACAGTGCTGTAGACACAAATACGGCTATTCTTGAGTCTGCAATTGGAAATACTGGAACTTTAGCGGCTAGACTTGATCAGTCTTTAGAACAAAATGGTAATCTAAAAAGCAATAAGATTAATGAAGCGTTACATAACATTGGTGCTCACGAAGATGGCATGTACAATGGCACTGATTATGTTAGAATGGAATTATCTGAACGTCAAAAACTAGAACTTATTTCTGATGAAGCAACAAACTTAACAATTCAAGTAGATCAAATTAGTAAAACAGTTTTTTTTAATAATGGACCAATTGTATTTAAGAATTCTACAACTATTAGCTTTAATGTAACAGAACCTAACATTATTTCTGCCGAAGTTGCTGTTGGTTTGCAAAATGCACATCGACATTTTTATGGAGTAGAGCCACCTTCAGCTAATTTAAGTCCTGATTACACTAATTATATAACTGGTCTTAATGTTCCATTTGAAGTTGGATCTTTAAGAGTTTATATTAATGGTGTAAGAATTTATAATGATGGATCATTGATTTATGTTCCAACACCATTAGCAACAAATTCATATCAATTAAATGGTTACATTGAAAATGATCTAAGAACTGGATTTACATTAGACAATGCTATAACTTCAATTGATATAATTAGAATTGATTTTGACCTGCCTCTTGATTAACATTACTACATTAATATATGTTAAACAAAATAAAAGAAATACTTGATAAGAATATCGTTGTTAACAGACACAGCGACTATCAAATTGAAAAATTCATCATTGGAAAAGAATTAACATTAGACGCTCAAGCGTGGCAATGTATTCGAGAACTTAAAACAAGATATGAAAGTCTTATAAGTCTTAATATGGAGATTGAAAATATTTTAGATGATATTGAAATTAAAAAAATAGAAATAGAAGAAGAAAAGGAAAAAAATAGCAGAAAAACTCCTTTTTTGGTTAGAAAATTAGAAAGAAGTTTAGCAAATTTACAAATAAATCATAATAAATTGTTAGAAAACAAAGAAAACTATGAAAAAGAATGTGAAGAATTTACAAAAATTTTTGATAAAATTGATTCTAAACATGTTATTAAAAATTGGAATAATACAGAATCTCAAGCTGAATACTTTGAAAATAAATTTAGTAATGAATTAAATTTAGATTTTTTGTTAGGTAATCCTGTAAATAAAGAATTGGTTAGATCGATATTGCAATTAGATAATTCTAGTAAAACAAAAGTTCAATTTTTAAAATTGATAAATACGAGGAAAGGTCTTTTAGGAGATGGTCAGTAAACTAAGTAGTTATGATTTGGGATATCTGGCTGGTGATCTATCAGTATTTCCAGAAGCTATTGATAACTATGATACACTTTATTTTGCTAAAAATAATAGCGAAACAAATTTAACTCAAGCATTGAATTACGGGTCAGATTTAATTATTGTCGAAAATGCAGAAAACTTTTCAGACAAAGGCGTTTTAAGAATTAATTTGCCTGAAAAATATGCTACTTTTCCAGAATATGTTTATTACGAGAAAAGAACCAATCAAACATTTAGTAATTTGGTTCGTGGGTTTGCTGGATCAAGACAAACTAATTGGGACGTTGGAGCGCAAATTATTGGTGGAGTTTTTGCAGACCATCACAACAGCATTAAAGATGCTGTTATAAAAATTGAAAATACTTTAGGTACAGCAGATCTTCCAGCCAGTGGCTCCTTAAACAACATTCTCAAACAACAAGAAATAAAGCTTTTAGCACCAAAGCCATTATTTAGAGCATATCCTCTAAATGGTCCTTCTCCTTTAACTGTAAAATTTCAAAATTTTAGCAATGTAATTGCAAATAAGTTTTTTTGGGACTTCGGAGATGGTGGAACTAGCCTAGAAAGAAACCCAACCCATACTTATTCCAGTGAAGGAAGCTTTGATGTTAAGTTGAGAATTGTAACAAACTTGGGAGCACAAGGACTTGTTGTTAAAAAAGGATATATAACAGCATCAAACGAAATACCAAATTTATTTGTTTATGCTACACCTAGCGTTGGATATTCTGTTCAGACTGCGAACAAAATGGGAATTGAAGCAACAAGTTTTAACTTGATAGATCAGTCTGGTGGAGACATAGTAGAAAGATTTTGGGTATTTGAAGATGGTGGTAACCAAAGACAAGTTAACCCAAATATACACTACACAACCCATAAATACCAAAGAGCAGGAACATATATGCCAACTTTGTTAATAACACTAAGAGGCAATCAAGTAAATAAAATTATAGTTTCAAATCCAGTAAAGGTGTTATAATGACAGATAAATTTCAAGGCAAAAATAAAGAGCATATTTTAAGTCTCACGCCAGTTGCTCCTCCATCTTGTGGATTTGTAGCAGTATCAGATTTATATTCCCAGTTTTCTGAAGATGGATCATCTTGGACAGCTGGAACCATGCCAATAGGTGGAGATTGTGTAACTTTTGGCGATAACAGATATGTAGCTATAAATATTTCACAATATTCAGCAATTCAATCAATTGATGGAATTAATTGGACATTTAGCGACTTACCATACATTACTTCTGTTACTTGGTCTTCAATTGCCTACGGTAATAACAAATTCGTACTTGTTTCATATGATAGCAGTTACTATGCAACATCTGTTGATGGTGTTTCTTGGGCTGGTTCTAATGTTGGCAATTTGCCATCGGTTGAGTATTGGGATTCCATTAATTATGTAAATGATTTATTTATTGTTCTTGGAACAAACAAAATACTCACGTCAACTGATGCTGAAACATGGAATGAAATTACGTTAAGTGGCATAACAATACTAACTTACAACGCATCTGTTGTTTATGGTAATGGTTATTATGTAACAATGGATGGTGGATTTAAAAGCGTTTGGTCAACAGATGCTTCTACATGGAATGCTTCCAACATTACAACTTCTTCATTCCCAGATGGGTTAAAAGATGTAGCATTTGGAAACGGAGTATTTGTTGCAATCGGCAACAACAGTGACAAAGTCATTTATTCTGATGACGGTCAAATCTGGATAGAAGCTGATTTGGTATCAGCTAAAGCTTGGAATAGAATCGTTTTTGGTGATAACACATTCACAATACTATCAAATGATACCATATCTTTATCTTCAGACGGAATAAACTGGACAGAAAACACTCTTCCTAATGACTTTGGATATAAAGACATTGTTTATGGATGCATAACATCACCACCAGCACTTGATTGTAATTTTGTTGCAATTGGCGACTATGTGTCTGTTGCTTCTCAAGATGGTGTTACATGGGCAGATGGTACAACAGAAATTGCTCCACAATCAATGTTTGGAGTTACTTTCGGCAATAACAAGTATGTCGCTGTTGGTGGTTCTAAGGCAATTTATAGTTTTAATGGTACAAGTTGGATTGATAGTAACGATCCCACAATATCAGGATTACTTAAAGTCGTTTATGGCTCATTTGGTAATTATTTAGCAATTTCCTATGGAACAGATGATTATTTCACTTCAAATGATGGAGAAACTTGGACTTTACGGACAATGCCGTCAAGCTCTACTTGGTTTTCAATTTCTTATGTAAATAATAAATTTATTGCATTGTCAATGGATAAAGTTGCAATATCAGAAGATGCAACATCTTGGACAGAAGTTTCTATTGGTGGCAGAGGTTTACTACCATTTGGGCAAAACACTGTTTATGGTAATGGGAAATACGTCACAATAGATGGATATGCTTCTTCAGCATCATCTAAAAGTGTTTCATCAACCAATGGAACAGTTTGGAATTATTCATCAATTTCATCATCTTATTTCCAAAGCGGTACAAAAGACATAGCATTTGGAAATAATAAATTTATCATTGTGGGAAGTGGACCTAAATTTGTTCATTCAACAAACGGAACCACATGGACAGAAGGAGACATGCCATCCAATAGTTCTTGGCATAAAGTTATATTTAGCGATAACAAGTTTGTAGCTTTTGTTGCAAGTGGTGACACTATTGCTGTGTCATATGATGGCTTAATTTGGAGTGAACACACGCTTCCTGTCAGTTCTAATTGGAATGCTATTACATATGGTTGCGTAACAAATCCACCTTCATGTGATTTTTTAGCAATATCTTATGGAAATCAAATAGCAATAAGCACAGATGGTTCTACATGGACTGATGAAACTGTTTCAGGATCTTATGATTGGATATCTTTGACTTATGGAGACGATAAGTTTGTTGCTGTAGCAGTTGGTTCCAATAAATCAATTTACAGTGCTGATGGTGTCAATTGGTATATTAATGATTTACCAGCAAGTTTAAATTGGTATTCTATCGCTTATGGCAATAGTAAGTTTGTCGCTATTGCTTACAACACAGATATTTATGCTACTTCTCCTGATGCGATAAATTGGACTCAACGCAGCATATCATCTTCAGCATATTGGCAATCAGTTTCCTACATCAATAACTTGTTTGTCGCTTTGGGTGGCGATGTAATCGCTACATCAGCAGATGGAATAAGCTGGAATGAATATAATTTGACAGGCGGAAGTGAAGTAGCTTATTATGGAACTGCTTACGGCAATGGAACTTACGTTGCATTAAGCGGAAACTCCAATGGATATGCAATTACATCAGAAGATGGAATAAATTGGAGTGGGACTTTAATTAGTGGTAGTGATAATGGAGTTCAATGTATTGCTTTTGGAAAAGGCGTATTTGTTGCATTAGATCGTAAAGGACTATCTATTGACTCTAAGGCTTTTTACTCAACAGATGGCGTATCGTGGACTGGTGTTGCTTTAACAGGAAATAAAGACTGGATTAGCGTTAAATTTGCCAACAGCAGATTTGTTGGGATTGCGAAAGATTCAGATGCAGCAATTGTTTCTATTGATGGAATTACTTGGACAGATGAGGTTCTTCCAAATTCTGAAAATTGGTCTGACATAGAACATGGATGTTTAGCTCCTGTTACACCCGTTACACCAGTAACTCCTGTTCCTCCAATATTTCCTCCTGTTGATCCTTCATGTGCCTTTTTAGCAATATCGTTTGGAGATCAAATTGGATTAAGTGCAGATGGTTTCACATGGCGTGACGGCGCTCTTTCAGGATCTTATACTTGGATATCTATAACTCATGGAGATGATAAGTTTGTTGCTGTAGCAGCTGGTTCTGATAAATCAATATATGGTAGCGATGGCATAAATTGGGAAGTCAATGATTTGCCAGCAGAATTAAATTGGTTTTCTATTGCTTATGGCAACGGTAAATTTGTTGCTGTTGCCATTTCCACAGATATTTATGCAATTTCTCCTGATGGCATAAATTGGACACAAAACAATATGCCGTCTTCGTCAGATTGGCAGTCAGTTTCTTATGTAAATGATTTATTTATTGCTTTAGGTGGTGATGTAATTGCTACATCACCAGATGGAATAAACTGGGATCAATACAATGTATTTGGACCTATATATTACGGAACTGCTTACGGTAATGGTACTTATGTAGCATTAAGTGGTACTGGACCAGTTGGATATTCAATGTGGTCAACAGATGGAGTAAACTGGGATGTTACTCCAACTGGCAATGTTAACAATGGAATGCAATGCATTGCTTTCGGAAATGGCGTATTTGTTGCATTGGATCGTAAAGGACTATCTATTGACTCTAAGGCTTTTTACTCAACAAATGGCGTATCGTGGACTCCTGTTGCATTAGCAGGAAATAAAGATTGGATTGCTGTTAAGTTCGCAGTTGACAGGTTTATTGCAATTGCAAGAGATTCAGATACAGCAATTGTTTCTGTAGATGGAATTACTTGGTATCAACAAGCACTTCCTAATTCTGAATATTGGTCTGATTTGGAATATGGATGTTTAACATTTAGTCCTACTCCAAATCCTGCTATAGCTGGTTATTTTGCTGGTGGCGCTAATAATTCAGCAAATGTTGTGACAGCAGATAAATTAACATATTCTAATGATACAACTGCGGCACAAACAAGTGCTAATTTAACTCAAGCAAGAGGCGTTTTAGCTGGTGTTTCTGAAGGTTCAACTAAGGGTTATTTTGCTGGTGGATCTGCTGGTATTTCTTATTTTTCAACAGCAGATAAGCTGATATACTCAACAGACACAACTGCGGCGCAAACAAGCGCAAACCTTAGCCAAGCAAGAAACGGTTTGGCAGGATGTTCTGGAGAAGGAACAAAAGGTTATTTTGCTGGTGGAATTAATAACAGTGGTTATTTACTAACAACAGACAAACTAACATATGCAACAGACACAACTACAGCTCAAACAACGGCAAATCTAAGCCAAGCAAGAAGTACTTTAGCCAGTGTTTCGGAAGGATCAACAAAAGGATATTTTGTTGGTGGATACACTGGTGCTGTACTAGCAACAGCAGACATATTAACGTATTCTACAGATATAACTGCTGCTCAAACAAGTGCTAATCTAAGTCAAGCAAGATATAGTTTAACTGGTATTTCTGAAGGATCGACAAAAGGTTATTTTGCTGGTGGAATTAATATTTCGGCGATTGTGACAACAGCAGATAAATTGACATATTCGACAGATGCAACTGTTGCTCAAGCAAGTGCCAATCTAAGTCAAGCAAGATATAATTTAGCTGGATGTTCAGGCAATGGAACTAAAGGTTATTTCGCTGGAGGATTTAGTGCTGCTGTATTAGCAACAGCAGATAAGTTGTCATATTCAACTGATACAACTGTTGCTCAAACAAGTGCTAATCTAAGTCAAGCAAGAAGTGGTTTAGCTGGCGTTAGTGGTGGTGCTGCTCCTACACCTACACCTACACCTACACCTACGCCTACGCCTACGCCTACACCTACGCCTACGCCTACGCCTACCCCTACTCCTACACCAACTACACCAACTACGCCAACTACGCCAACTACACCAACTACGCCAACTGCGCCAACTGCTACGGCTGGTTATTTTGCTGGTGGAGACAATGGTTCATATTTGGTAACAACAGATAAGCTGACATATTCCACAGATATAACCATTGCTCAAACAAGTGCTAATTTAACTCAAGCCAAAGGTTATTTAGCAGGAGTTTCTGGAAATTCAATCAAAGGTTATTTTGCTGGTGGGGATTCTGGCTCAGTTGTTGCCACAGCAAACAAGTTGTCATATTCAACAGAGACGACTATCACTCAAGCAAGTGCAAATTTAAGTCAAGCGAGAAGTTATTTAGCAGGATGTTCAGGTAATGGAACCAAAGGTTATTTTGCTGGTGGAAGCACTAGTACTTTTTTTACTTATTCCGCAACAACAGACAAACTGACATATTCAACAGACATAACTACTGCTCAAACAACAGCAAATCTAAGTCAAGCAAGATTAGGTTTGGCTGGTATTTCTGAAAGACTAACCAAAGGATATTTTGCAGGTGGATTTTCTTCAGATCTTGTAGGAACAACAGATAAACTGATATTTGCAACTGATTCTACCGCTGCTCAAACAAGCGCAAACCTTAGTCAAGCAACATATGAGTTAGCAGGATGTAATGGAAATTCAACAAAAGGTTATTTTGCTGGCGGAATTGTTATCACATCAGTTGCAACAGCATACAAATTAATATATTCAACTGACACAACTACTGCTCAAACAAGCGCAAATCTAAGTGAAGCAAGATCTAGTTTAGCTGGTGTTTCTGAAGGTTCAAATAATGGTTATTTTGCTGGTGGATCTATTCTTCAACCGACAACAGACAAAATTACGTTTGCAACCGATATCACAGCAGCACAAACAAGCGCAAATTTAAGTCAAACAAGAAGTGGCTTGGCGGGAGTTAGCAATAATGCTGTTCCAAGTCCTACTCCAACGCCAACTACGCCAACTACGCCATCACCAATACCATCGCCAACAGCATCGCCAACAGCATCGCCAACAGCAACGCCGACAGCAGATCGTTATGTATGGGCGTTTATAAATCACAAAGAATGTTTCTGTGATTGTTTTGTTGGTACGCAAGAAGATTATGACACTTACAGAGAAGATGTAACACCATATGGTAATGGTGTTATTCAAACATTTAGATTTTATGGTGAAGCAACACAAGAAAATATTGATGATTGCAATCAAAACATTAACCCAACTCCATCACAAACGCCAACAGCTAGCCCGGATATAGTTGCAGTAATGGGTATCTCTGGTAATGAAGGCAAAGCCATGATATCTTACGATGGTATTGCTTGGGAAAATGTGCCTGATACACCAGAAATTGCAGAACCAGTTTCAACTTATGGTCTTGATGCTTTTGTTATTGCTGGAAGAACTAATGTTGGTTATTCAGGTGATTTCGTAAATTGGACTGTTAATCCTCTTAGTTTGACTTCTTATGACAAATCTGATGCAATTGTGCATAATGATGGAGAATTTATAATATTTAATGGAGAGAATTATAGAAAATCAACAGATTTGGAAAATTGGACAACTGGCACAATAACAACTGCACCATTTATTACAGTTGATGCTGCTTATGGTAATGGAAGATATGTTGGAATTTCTAACAACGGACCTAAATCTGTTATGAGTTTTGATGGAGAAACATGGGATGAAGGAAATTTACCATCATCCATAACTTACACATCTATATCTTATGGAAATGGATATTTCATAGCATTTGGATATGGGACAAATAAATGTGCAATATCTACAAATGGTTTAGATTGGACGGAAAAAACTATACCAGCAACTGGACAGTGGAATTCAACCTTTGGAGAAGGTAAATTTGTTGCTATTAATGAATCAGTTTCCAACACGACAATATATTCAGATGATAACGGAGAAACTTGGAATTTAGGCGGTAATTTACCATCTGTAGCTTTGTGGACTACAATTACTTACTTTAAGGGTAAGTTTGTTGCTGTTCCTAAGTATGGTCCTACAACAACTAATCCTCTGATTGGAGCAGTATCTTATGATGGAATTACTTGGAGTTCTATGACTCTCTCTGCTAGATACCAATGGGGCGTAATAACAGCTAGACCTTCAAGCTAAATTTGGGAATTTTAAATGAATAATAATAACGATCAACAAAGTGACAAAATAGATTCAGGTGCTAATGTTCCTGAATCTACACCAATATTTATTGAAAATATGCAGTTAAATAACTATGAAGAATATTCGTTTTCAGTTTTATCATTAGATCCACAAGGATTTGAAGCTGGTTATTTTGCTGGTGGAATTAATAACAGTGGTTATTTGGTAACAACAGACAAACTAACATATTCGACAGATACAACTGCTGCTCAAACAAGCGCAAATTTAACTCAAGCAAAATCTGTATTTGCTGGCTGTTCTGGAGAAGGAACAAAAGGTTATTTTGCTGGAGGAAATACTGCTGGATTTAGCATTGTCGCAACCGCAGATAAATTGACATATTCAACAGATATAACAACCGCTCAAACAAGTGCGGATCTAACTCAAGCAAGAAGTGGTTTAGCAGGTGTTTCAGAAGGATTAACAAAAGGTTATTTTGCTGGTGGAACTACTTCCGGTTTTAATGTTGTCGCCACAGCAGATAAATTAACATATGCAACTGATTCTACTGCTGCACAAACAAGCGCAAATCTAAGCCAAGCAAGATATGGTTTAGCTGGCTGTTCTGGAGAAGGAACAAAAGGTTATTTTGCTGGTGGAGATACTTCCGGTTCCAATGTTGTTGCAACAGCAGATAAATTAGCATATGCAACAGATACGACTACAGCTCAAACAACTGCAAATCTTAGCCAAGCAAGATGGGGACTAGCAGGATGTGATGGAGATTCAACAAAAGGATATTTTGTTAGTTCTAATTTAGCAGATAAATTAACATATTCTAATGATACAACGGTTTCTCAAACAAGTGCAATTTTAAGCCAAGCAAGATATCTTCTGGCTGGATCTTCTGAAGGATTAACAAAGGGTTATTTTGCTGGTGGTCAGGGAGGTGTAGGTCAGGTTGCAACAGCAGATAAATTAATATATGCAACAGATACAACTGCTGCTCAAACAAGCGCAAATCTAAGTCAAGGAAGAAATGCTCTATCTGGTGTTAGCGGTGGTACACCTAGTCCTACACCAACTACACCAACCACACCAACTACACCAACTACACCAACTACACCAACTACACCAACTACACCAACTACACCAACTACACCTAGTCCTACACCTAGTCCTACACCTAGCCCTACACCTACTGCTACAGCTGGTTATTTTGCAGGTGGAACAAATGGTGGGGTACTAGCAACAGCGGACAAATTAACATATTCTACAGATACAACTGTTGCAAAAACTACCGCAAATCTAAGTCAAGCAAGAGCTGGATTGGCTGGATGTTCTGAAGGTTCAACTAAAGGATATTTCGCTGGTGGATTTAGTGATAACACATATAATGTAACAGCAGATAAATTGACATATTCTAATGATACAACTGCTGCTCAAACTACTGCAAATTTAAGTGTAGAAACATCTAATTTGGCTGGTATTTCTGAAGGCTCAATAAAAGGTTATTTTGCTGGTGGAGGCTGGGACGGTGGTTTTCTTGCAACAGCATACAAATTAACATATTCAACTGATACAACTGTTGCTCAAACTACTGCAAATTTAAGTCAAGCAAGAGATTTTGTAGCTGGATGTTCTGGTGATTCAACAAAAGGTTATTTTGCTGGTGGTTACACATCGGGCTTAATTGATGTCGCAACGGCAGACAAATTATTATATTCAACAGATACAACTGCTGCTCAAACATCTGCTAATCTAAGTCAAGCAAGATATAGTATGGCTGGATGTTCTGGTGAAGGAACAAAAGGTTATTTTGCTGGTGGAGGCATAGGATCAGTCGGTGTCACAACAGCAGATAAATTAACATATTCAAATGACACAACTGCGGCACAAACAAGTGCTAATTTAACTCAAACAGGAGGTGCGCCAGCTGGTATCTCTGAAGGATCTACAAAAGGTTATTTTGCTGGTGCAGCTGGAAGTTATCTCGCAACAGCAGATAAACTAATATATGCAACTGATACAACTGCTGCTCAAACTACTGCAAATCTAAGTCAAGCAAGAAGTAGTTTGGCTGGAGTTGGTAATAATACTGCTCCAAGTCCATCTCCACCTACTACAGCTGGATATTTTGCTGGTGGAGTGGATACTATTGCATCTTATGTCGTAACAACAGATAAATTAACATTTGCTACTGATTCTACTGTTGCTCAAACAAGTGCAAATCTTAGCCAAGCAAGATGGGGACTAGCAGGATGTTCTGGAGATTCAATCAAAGGATATTTCGCTGGTGGAAATAATCAAATAGATATTGCAAAAGCAGATAAATTAACATATTTAACGGATACAACTGTTGCTCAAGGAAGTGCAAATCTTAGTCAAGCAAGATGGGGTTTAGCTGGTGTTACAGAAGGATCAACTAAAGGTTATTTTGTTGGTGGATTTGCTAGCAATGTTGTCACAACAGCAAACAAATTAACATATTCAAGTGATACAAGTAACGCTCAAACAACTGCAAATTTAAGCCAAGCAAGGCGTGTTTTGGCTGGATGTTCTGGTGACGGAATAAAAGGATATTTCGCTGGCGGATATATTACCCTTCCTTCAACTGTAGCAACCGCAGACAAATTAACATATTCAACAGACGCAACTTTTGCGCAAACAACAGCAAACTTAAGCCAATCAAGAGAATATTTGGTAGGAGTTTCTGAAGGATCAACCAAAGGTTATTTTGCTGGTGGAAACTCTGGCTCAGTTGTTGTAACAGCAGATAAATTAGCATATGCAACAGACACGACTACAGCTCAAACAAGTGCAAATCTTAGCCAAGCAAGATGGGGGTTAGCAGGATGTGATGGAGATTCAACAAAAGGATATTTTGCTGGTGGAAATCCTACCGGAAATTTTACTGCATTAACAGATAAGCTGACATACGCAACAGACATAACTACTGCCCAAACAAGCGCAAATCTAAGTCAAGCAAGAACCACATTAGCTGGTATTAGTAGTGGTTTTGTTGCATCTCCAATACCTTCTAATTGTGGTGATGTGACTGTTGTTGCAACATATCTTTTTAATGGCAATTTAGATGCAGAAGAATTAGGCATACCAAGCTTAGTTGCTGTAGATCCATTAAGCCAAAACGGATTTGAATCAGCTGTTGTAAACGGTGTGCCGCAAACAGTTTATAAGTTTGGTGGTAATCCGCCTACAAGCGAACAAGGTGGATTTTATTTAGACACAACGGGAATTTTGACCTATAACAGTTATTCTGTTGAAATGATATTTGAATTTACATCAACATCAGCAGCACGATGGCGCAGAATCATTGACACTCAAAATAGAATTTCAGATCAAGGATTCTATGTAAGTCCTAATGACAGACTACAAGTATATCCTGTTGTTGATGGCGTTACAATTTTTACAACAAATGTTTTTCACACTGTTGTAATGAGCAACCTTGTTCTTGAAGATGGCACAAAAGAAGTAACTGTAGCATTAGATGGTGTTTTCCAGTTTGTATCTAATACAGATCAACTAAACCTTGATAACATCAATAATCCGGGACATTTACTTAATTTCTTCTTGGATGATTCACAAGTTGCAAGAGAGTATGCTGGTGGAAGAATAGCATACTTGAGGATTTACGATGGAATCGTCTGTTTTCCTCCTCCAGTAGCGACACCAGCAGTTACGCCATCAACCCCTACATTTGTTCCAGTGGTAAAGAATGTTTGGGGATATGCTGATCACAAAAACTGTGAATGTGGATGCTTTGTAGGGACAGATGAAGAATATGACGCATTTAAAATATCTTCTTCTCCATATGGAGATGGCGTAATAGAGACACACATAGCATATGGTGCTGCTTCTCAAGAAAATATAGATTTGTGTGAATCAAATAAAACAGCTTTTAATTTTAGTGATTTTTATGATTTTGAATCATATAATTTCGATTATGTTTCTTTTACCCCTGCGGTTATTGGACCTACATTTGGACCAACTACACCTACTCCTAGTCCTACACCTACACCAGTTACACCTACACCAGTTACACCTACACCAGTAACACCTACACCAGTAACACCTACACCAGTAACACCTACACCAGTAACACCTACACCAGTAACACCTACACCAGTAACACCTACACCAGTAACACCTACACCAGTTACACCTACACCAGTTACACCTACACCAGTTACACCTACACCAGTTACACCTACGCCAGTTACACCTACACCAGTTACA